AAAAACCAAGATAAATATTTTAAAATAACAAATATTATATATAACGCGTGTAATACAAAAACTAAAGGAATTAGTATTATTTGGAATACGCTTATGAAAAATAAAAAAATTAAAAATATAAAATCCGCTCTGTATACCGCATCATTTGTTGGAAATCGGTTATTTTCAGTTTCACAAGAATCGTCTAAAATATTTTTAATACTAACGAATCTGTTTGCTAATGTGCCTTTTCTATGTTTATCAATTAATTGAGATATTGAATAAACTTTATTATAGGTCATTTCGTAAAATGTGTCTTCGCAATTTATTGCGGATTGTGTGTCTGCGTAATCATCCCAATTTATACTAAAAGAATACGACTTTTGAGCTAAAGTTTGATTGATTATTGTAGTACCATTTTGGTCCCAACCCATTTCTCTAATGTTCGGAACTAAAAAATAACCTCTTTTAACGTCTTCACTTAATGTTGGTGATTGATTCCATTTTATTTTAAATCTGTATTTTGCCTTTGTTGGTACTCCGACTTTGGGGTCATTAGATAAAACTTTTTCACCATATTCATTTGTCACAACATAATCCAAATTCATTGGTACATCTACTAACCAAACTCCATTTTCGTCAATTACTTGACCTCCTGACTCTAAATCAAAAGACTCTAAAAAAGGTCTCCCTAACGTGTCCTGAAATATTGTCTGTCTAATTGCCAATATTTCGCCAGGCCCCGCTATTAAATTACAAAGTTCACCTTGTCTAAGTCTTGGTTTACAACTTGATTTTAATGCCATGGAATTGATATCAGAAAAGATAGAACCCATGAATATTGCGGTGGGAGTTATAGTGATATTAGCCTCATCTGTAATATCAAAATCAGTTCTTGTTATACCTAAATTACAAATTTCTGGTTGACCCCATAAAGGCTCAACTTCAATAACTCTATTTAATGAAATTATTTGAGGTAATTCTGACAAGTTACTAGATGCTCTAAATTTTGTTCCTGAAATTTGTGCCTCAGTGGCAACACCCATTCTAATTAAATCTTGTGGTGATAATGAAAATTCACCCATATCCGATAAGTCAATATCAACATGAATTGTTTGTTGTCCAACTGGTACACCAAAAATCATAAAATCACCACTATCATTAGTTCTTGCGGTATATTTATAATATTTGTCAAAAACTTCAATTAACGAAGGTTCAATTAAAACGTCTTCCCTATTAAAAAAAGTACCTGTTGGTACATGCTCACTATAAGATTTATTATATGGTAGTAAATTATATCGATATCCGTCTTCGTTAAAATCACTTAAAGTTCTGTAAGGGTATAATTCGGAAATTATTGGGTTATTTTGGTCTTCCGAATCTAGAGGAATAAACACCGATATTTTTGCGTTTGGTATTCCGTATCCGTTATTCGCGGTAATTCTACCAACAACAACTCCGTAATCGGAACATTGTCTATTGTATATTTGACTTTGTAATATTTTTAGAGATAAAATCTCTAAGTATTCAAAATCTTGGTCTAATAAAACTCTGATTGATTTATCAACCCCAATCTGTGTTTTAATCCTAAATGAATTCGACATTATATAAAAAATCTTTTTAGATAAATAGTTTATGCTCTATTTTCAAAAAGATAAGTTATGTTTTTTTAAAATAAATTTATTAGGAGAAATTAGTTGTTTTTAAATTTTTAAGACTAATTATAATATCTTTATTTGGAAATCTTACTTGATACATCTGATTTGGCTCTGCAAAAATAGTTTCATCAATTAATTCAATTTCTTTAGTTGCCGGATTTGCATATCTTTGCGATGTTTGTGATGATGAATATTCTCCACCAACTTTATTAAAAAATAAAATACTTGATAGTGTAATTACCCCATTTTGACTTTGGATTAAACGTCTTATTTCGGACACATTTACATTCTGTCCCATTTCTCTATTCCCCGCATCAAAGTATCCTGAAACAACATTCACTATTTGTGAAATTACCGCCCCTTGGTTTTGAGTCCCGTCTAATACAACGTTTATATTAATACCCAAATCAATTACATTAGCGGTTTCTATTGAAACGTAGTCGTTTATCATTCTATAATTTGATAGGTAATTAGCAACATTGTTTTTTAATGTGTTTGATACTATTTCAGTTAGTTTTCCGGTATCATCGTATGCTAAAAGTTTAACTTTAATTTTATTATTTTCTTCAACAATAGAAACTTTAGCCGGCGCTCCGAATTTAGACGGCATTGTTCTTATTATTGATTCGTAATCATTGATTGTTACCGCTCTATTTTGAGACGCAAAATTAAAAGCTACTAAATTTCTAACCTCCTCAATTGTAGGGTTACCCGCTCCTCCAATTGCTGCCGTAACATTTGTACAACTTAATGAATTAATAACGTTAGTATTTCTAGATTCTGAAGGCCCGTTTACAAAGAAAGAAACAGTTCCTATTTGAGTAATTACATTAACGCCTAAATTACTTCCACTACCTCCACCAATTCTATATTGTACAAATAAAGTACTATTCGATTTAAGTGTACTACCTAATGCAAAATTGTTCGAATATTTATATAAATCTAACTTATATCCATCTCTGGCAAATTCTCGTAATTGTTCGTCCGCGGATTGTGAACCACCTCCAAATGTTATTTTACAAAAACCTTCAGGTGTAAATTCACTTATAAATTTGTTTTGGACTGTAATATATTTACCTACTTTAATAGCAGGACTATCAGATACTTTTGTTGGGTCTTCAATAAAAACCCTGTCTTCCGCTAACGCCTTAACTTCATACCATCTATTTTCAGCGCCTAAAAACTCTTGTACGGTTGGTATGTTCGCGTATTGAGTTCCGTCTTTAAGTAAAACACTTGTTATACCCAAAACATTTCTTTCAGGTAAAAATAATTCAAAAAAAGGTTTAATATCATTTGGAGTAATAACTCTTTTAAACACTTTTGTAACCCCGTTAACAACAGTTTCTCTTTTAACAATTGTATAGTTAATTAAGTCATTATTCGCGTTAAAGTTAGGAATTTTTAATCTATTAGTAACCCCATCAACATTAATGTCGGAGGCAAAATCAATATCATAAACCGTCTCAAAAATTTGACCAGCACCATTAACTTGCGCACCCGCTCTTAATATTCCGCAATATCTTAGGTCTTCTTTATCCCCAAGAGCTGGAACGGTAATCGAAAAATCGACTAGCGCGACTGAAGGTCTTTGTCCGGGTATTTTTAAACCGTAAGTTCTCGCTATATTATATATTGATGATTTTTGTTGAGCGTATTGTAATACGGTTTCTTGTATACTTCTATCAATATTAAATTGTAAATTATCCGTAACCGCCGCGTTCAAGTCTAATAAAACAGAAAATAATGACGCGTCATTGAAGTTTTCAATTAATTCAGGATAATAAGTTCTAGTAAAATTAATTAATTCGGTTCTTATAGATTGGAAATCCCTTGTTGTATAAGATATTTTTTTATTTGCCATATCTTTTAAATATTAATTATAACAAAATCACTAGAATTAAACGCAGTATCGTTTAATATGTAATCAATTTTTATTTTTGCGGTGTGTTCTCTTTCGCTTATACCAGGTACCACAAATTCTCTCTTACCATCAGAATTTATATAAGTACCTTTCCCTTCTTCACCATCAGAAGCTGACTTTATTTCTATTTTAGTAACTGTTATCCCTGGTATATATTGAGAAATGGCGTCCCTAATTTCCCCTTCAATTTCAGAATAAGTAGGTCCATCCATAGGTTCGAATATAAATTCATATAACCTTGTACCAAAATCAGGTAAAAAATATCTAGTACCTTTTCTTGTCAATAACAAATGAACTAAATTGCTTCGTATCTCTTCATCAGTATTAATTGTTAAATCAAGATATGTTCCATCAAAAGAATCTCTAAATGGAAACGTTATTCCGTATGTTGGATTTTCTGGCATACTTATAAATATATGTTCTGTTTATTTTCTATAAATAGATACAAATAAAAAAATCCCGAACTAAGTCGGGATTAATATTAAGAGGAACATCCAAAACATTCAAATTCACTGTTTTTTGGTTTTTCAGGTAATTTAAAATCAACTTTTGGTGCTTCAGGGGTTGTTTTTGGTTTTTCTATTTTTGATATATCAACCGCCAAATGTTTTGCTCCCGTTGAGATTGCTTTAGTTCTAACATAATAACATAAAGTTTTTAAACCTTTCTCCCAAGAATGGAAGTGTGATGATGTTATTTTTGACAAAGTTGGGTTACTCATATAAATGTTCATTGATTGCGATTGGTCAATGAACGGAGCTCTATCTGCAGCCATATCAATTAACTCTCTTTGTGAAATTTCCCAAATTGTTTTGTATTTTGGAATTAAGTTTTCAATACGTTTAACTTTCTTATGATAGTTTTTATCTTCAACATCTAAGTAATTATTAAAATTAATTCCTTGTATTGACCCC